AAGAATGGCAAAGCTAAAGATCACAAGGGCAGATGGCTCTGTATCTGATCACCAGATAACTCCATCGATCGAGTTCGCATTCGAGTCATACGCCAAGAAAGGCTTTCATAAAGCCTTCCGTGACGATGAAAAACAGAGCGATGTTTACTGGCTTGCTTGGGAGTGCATTCGCCGTAGTGGCGAAACTGTCAAGCCATTCGGCGCAGATTTTCTAGACACACTTTCAAAGGTGGAAGTTCTAGATGATGACCCGGAATTATAGGGCGTGACTCATTTACTTACTTGGTCGCAAGATTAAGTTTAGAAACGAGTATCGCGCCTAACGACTTACTCGAACTTGATTCGAGAATGTTCAAGGCTCTATTAGAAGCTATGAAAGATCGAAACAAGGAGATTAAAGATGCCAGTCGCAGTAAAGGGCGCAGTCGCACTTCGTAAGTCTTTGCGTTCTTTTACACCTGATCTAGCTAAGCAATTACCTAAAGAGATGGCGATAGCCCTGAAGCCCGTTGTGAAGGCGGCTCGGGGCTATATGCCTTCTGATAATCAAATACTTAGCAACTGGCGACCACGCGCTTCTGATACAGCAAGATTTCCAACATACACAGCAAAGATTGCTAAAGCTGGTATTGGTTACAAAACAACACCATCAAAGCCTAATCGCCGTGGCTTTAGATCGTTAGCGCGTTTACTAAATAAAACTGCAGCTGGTGCGATCTATGAAACTGCTGGGCGCAAGACTCCAGATTCGACATTCGTTAAGAATCTCAACAATAAGTATTCTTCGGTCGTCAAAGGTAAAGATAAGATGCAAGGCCGAGCCCTATTTCGTGCTTATGAAGAAGATGAAGGCAAAGCACAAGATGGCGTGTTACGCGCTATCGGTAAAGCCAAAGATATGCTTAACAAGAGAGCTACGGTGCGCGGCTAATGGCTAATATCGTAATTGATGTCGCAGCAGAATTTACTGGCAAAAAGGCTTTTGACCAAGCACAGAAATCTACATTTAATCTAGAGAAAAGTGCTAAAAAACTTGCTGGTGCATTTGGTATTGCCTTTGGTACTACCGCAATAGTTAATTTTAGCAAGGCAGCAGTCAAGGCTTTTGCTGAAGATGAAGCAGCTGCAATTCGCCTTAACAGAGCAGTTGAAAACTTAGGCATTGGCTTTGCTAATCCTGCTATTTCTAAATATATTTCCGAACTTGAGCGATCAGCCGCAATAGCCGATGACATTCTTCGTCCGGCATTTCAGGGTTTGCTTACAACCACTGGCTCATTAACCAAGTCACAAGAATTACTAAACAACGCCATTACTATCAGCCGAGCTTCTGGCATCGATCTAGCCACAGTATCTCAAGATCTTGCCAATGGTTATGTTGGCATTACTAGAGGTTTGAAGAAATACAACACTGGCCTTACAACTGCTGAGTTAAGTTCGAAGTCATTTGCTGAAGTTCTAGGAGTATTGCTGACTCGCTCAGCTGGTGCTGCCGATGATTATTTGGAAACCACTCAATATCGTATGGATTCTTTAACAATAGCAACAGGCAACGCTTCAGAAATTCTTGGTGGCGGTCTAGTCAATGCTTTTGCTGCCATTGGTGGCGGCACAGAGGCCAGCGATGCAGCCGCAGCTATCGAATCTATTGCTACTGCTATGGCCAACGTTGTTACTTTTGCTGGTAAAACTATAGGTGTGATACCTACTTTGCTTGCAAACTTAAAAAAGTTAGGCAAAGATATATTCTTAGGTTTTGCTGGCGCACAAGCTGGCGTAAAACTGACCCCAGGGCCTAAACCACCATTACCACCAAAACCAGATCCAAGCGTAATAGCACAACAAAAATTGTTGGCCAAACTTGAAGCCGATGCCGCGAAACGAGCAAAAGCTTTGTTAGCTTTACAAAAGAAACAGACTGATGCAACAAAAAAGGCTGCTGCTGACCAAGCCAAACTTGCTAAATCTCAATCTATTTTTAATTTAGAAAAGATCCAAATTGAAGCCGCGTTAAAGGGCAAAATTAGCGAAGAAGAAAAGATTCGCCTTCTTCTCATGCGAGCTATCTTAGAAGAAGATGTTGCAACTGCTGAAACATTAGAAAAGAAACTTGCAGACATTCAAAAGAAGAATGCCCAAATTGCTGCTGATCTTGCAATCATCGCTGCCACAAAAGATCCTTTTGCTACTTGGGCAGGTAGTTTATCTCAAGCTTTAGTTGAACTGGGTAAGTATGGCAAAGGCTTAGCTGATGTTCCTGGTTTAGTTCCAGGAGTTAATTTTAATCCTAGTCAAAATGCAGATCGTAACTATGACACTAAAGTAGCAGCAGTAACAGCCGCGACAGTCGCAGCAGCGGCGGCTGCAGCAGCTGCAGCCACACCGACAAACAATTTACCTGCACCAACAGCAGCAGCACCTACGCCAGTCAACACCAACCCTTTTGCTTTCCTAGGTGGCTTTACTGATCTCTATGGCTTTTTTCCAACTTCCATGTCAACACCAGCACCACCAGTCACAGTCACTGTTAATGTTGAAGGATCTGTAATAGCGGAACAAGATCTTGTTAAGGTTGTAAACGATGCAGTAGTTACTGCTAACACTCAAGGTTTAAGCGTTACTCGCCCCGGTGGTATCAGGAGTGATGAAGGGTGACAATCCCAGTAATTAACGCCATTATCAACTTTTCAACAGGTGCTGGCTTTGCCTCGCCTATGATTCTTGATTCAGGCGTTCTAGGAGTTAATGCTTTAGCTGATAGCACAGCGGTCACAGTCGATGTATCTAACCAGGTAGATTCAATCAGAACCACACGCGGTCGCACGGCTCTTTCAGATATATTCCAGACTGGCACAATGAGCCTTCGCATCATTGATCAGAACGGCGACTTTAACCCGATGAACCCCAGCTCGCCCTACTATCAACTTTTGAATCCAATGCGTAAGGTGACTATCACTGCAACTTGGAATGGTACTACTTACCCAATTTTTGCTGGCTACATAACTTCTTACAATACGACTACCCCTCGCGACGTAGGTGAAATTGTTTACACTACAATCCAAGCCGTTGACGGCTTTAGATTATTTCAAAATGCCCAGATTACTAGCGTGGCTTCTGCCACAGCAGGTCAAACTACTGGCACTCGTATTACAAAAATCCTTGATCAAATTGGCTGGCCTACTGGTATGCGTGACATCGATACCGGACAAACTACCGTCCAGGCAGATCCAGGCACTCTTAGAACTTCCCTTGGCGCAATGCAGCTAGTAACTAGCACTGAATATGGGTCACTGTATATGGACGCTTTTGGCAATCTAGTATTCCAAGACCGTGCCCTTACTTCATCAAGCGTTGCTGGCACTCCAGTAGAGTTTAAGGACGATGGCACTGGGATCGCATATAATAACGCCTTATGGAAATTAGACGATACTCTTATCTTTAATAAGGCCACAATTACCAGAACTAATGGCACACCGCAGGTTGCCTTTAATCAAGCTTCGATCGATAAGTATTTCTTGCATTCATATCAAGAGCAGAATCTGCTTATGGAAACAGATGCGGAAGCCCTAAACAATGCGCAAGCCTTTGTTGCCTCTAGGCAAGAAACTTCGATTCGTTGTGATGCAGTTACTTTGGATCTTTACACTCCAAATTACGATGCTGGCATCACTGCTGCTTTGGATCTTGATTTCTTTGATCCAATTACGGTAACCACAACTCAACCAGGGTCATCGACCTTAACCAAAACTTTGCAGGTATTCGGCGTGTCCCATGACATCAAACCGAGTGACTGGAAAACAACCCTCACAACGCTTGAACCGATCATAGATTCGTTTATACTTGACTCATCACTTTATGGAGTGCTAGGTACTAGCACTTTATCTTACTAAGGAGAACATATGGCAGCAGGACAAGGCTTTAAGACATTCGCCACAGGTGATGTTCTCACAGCCGCAGACACTAATGGTTACCTCATGCAAGGAGTGTGGGTGTTTGCTTCAGCAGCTGCTCGTACTTCGGCTGTTACTAGCCCACAAGAAGGCAATATGTCTTTCTTAAAAGACACTAACTCAACTGAGTATTATGACGGTGCAGCATGGGTTCCAGTTGCTGGTACTGGCGCAAGTGGCCCGACTTTCAGCGCGCATCGAAATGCTACTACGCAAACATTAGTAGCTTTAACAGCTACAAAAATGTCTATGAACACAGAATTATGGGATAGCGACAGCTGCTATGACACAGCGAATTATCGCTTTACGCCAAATAAAGCTGGGTATTACGACGTGAACGTAACTCAAATGTGGCAATCGACTCCGGCAAGAACTCTTTATTATGTTTACAAAAATGGAACTGCAAACTTAGTCGTCAATGACGCAACAGTTACAGGCAGCGATGGCGGCGGCGGCGGTTCTATGCTAATTAACATGAACGGTTCAACTGATTATATTGAGTTTTTTGTATTAAGCACTGGCACACCTTTAACATCAACCACAGCAGCAGCTTCTCGATTCTCAGCTGTATGGATTAGGAGTCTATAAATGTACGAGCAAATTATTGCAATTTATCCAGAACTAACACCAGAGAATTTTATCGATGGCACAATCATGCTTCAAGATGATAGCGATGGCAAAGGTGCATATATTCGTGAGTGGAATTACTCGAAGCCAATTCCAGATGGTCTTAAACTAGGCAAATGAAGCCTCGTTTATCTAAGTGCGCGATCCAGTTAAGAGAACAGATTGATGACACCTTCGGAGATCGAGATCGAACTTCTGATGGTTGGATCGGCGATACTCGACACAGCGCGCGCCCTTCAGATCACAATCCTGATGCTAACGGCTGGGTTCGTGCCATCGATGTCGATCGAGATCTTTCAGGCAAGGCTAAACCAGACCTCATGCCAGATCTTGCGGATCAAATACGTGTCTTTGCAAAGTCTGATAAGTCAAAACGCATCTCTTACATTATCTTCGATGGAAAGATTGCCAGTTCAAAACTCGCATGGAAGTGGCGCAAATACACAGGGATTAACAAACACAATCACCACTGCCATATCTCGTTTACGCAAGCGGCTGACCTTAATGGTGAGTTTCTTAAAATACCTATGATCGGGGGATCATCATGAAAGATCTACAAAACGCAGCAGCTTCTTGGGGCAGAGCATTCTTAGTTGCAATTATTTCAATGTACGCAGCTGGAGTCACAGAACCAAAGGCACTTATTGCTGCTGGCCTAGCATCGATCATTCCACCAGTATTGCGATACTTGGATCCTAAAGATGAACTTGGAAGAAAATGACACAGGCCGAGTTCTTTCAGCTCTATATTGCCACTCTTGTGACAATCGGTGGATTGGCTGGTTATGTGATCACACACTTGCTCAGCGAGATCAAGCGACTCAACACACGAGTCGATGAGATTTACAACATACTTTTAGAACGCTAAAATAAAGTCATGGCTCCGCGCAAAGCAAAAGCCCTAGAGGATCAGGGTTACACTCCACTAGAGGCTTACTGTATTGGCTTGAACGAATACTATAAGGCTCTGCGCAAGGCTGGATTTGCAACAGACATTTGCATGTCATTGCTTATGGATCCATATTCATATCCTGATTGGATTCTGCCTAAGCGCATCAACGATAATCCCAGCAGAATGCCGGACTTTTATCCCGACGATGACGAGGATTAATGAAAAGAACCATCGTAATACCAGACTTACAAGTCCCATATCACGATGAAGTAGCAGTCAAAAATGTTTCGACTTTTATTAAGGCGATTCGGCCCGATGCTGTGGTTACTCTCGGAGATGAAATCGATCTCCCACAAATCAGCAGATGGACAGAAAACAAGCCAGGCTGGTACGAACAAACCTTAGCTAGTGATCGCGACATGACAGTCGATGTTCTTTGGGAACTAACTCAGCATGCCAAAGAAGCACACATGATCAGGTCTAATCACACTGATCGACTTTACAACGTGATCATGAACAAGATCCCAGCGTTTCTGTCATTACCAGAGTTGCGCTTTGAAAAGTTTATGAAACTCGATGAACTGGGAATCTCTTATCATAAAAAGCCATTTCCCATTGCTAAAGGTTATGTTGCAGTGCATGGTGATGAACAAGCCATTAAACCCACGCCTGGCCTTACAGCCCTAGAAGCAGCCCGTAGGCATGGGCTAAGCGTGATCTGTGGCCACACTCACCGCGCTGGTCAATCGGCCTTTACAGAGGCCTCAGGGGGCAAATTAGGCCGTATCCTGAGGGGCTTTGAAGGTGGACATCTTATGGACATTCGTAAAGCGCATTACACAAAAGGCACAATGAACTGGCAACAAGCATTCTTGATCCTTGAAGAAGATGCCAAGGGTGTCCAGGTGTCGATCATTCATATAGAGAAGGACGGAACCTTTGCCGTTAACGGTCGCAGGTATGGACGATCTCGATAATCCGCTTAGGCGCGACATCGACAACCACATGGACGATGCAGAATTGTTACCATTTCGTTATCAAAAGGTGCTTGCTTAGTCCTAGGTAACCTGTACCTTAAGCCTTATCAGTCAATCGTTGACTTGATGGAAAGGGCTAAAATGAACTTAGATCTCTATTTAACGCTAGTTATGGTTGCATTCTTAGTTGTTGGAATTGCAGTCCT